AAGCTCAAAGAAAACGTAGACGATCATGACGAACAGATGGCTATACTAGGTGCAGCAGTGCGTCTAGGTGTAGTTATCTGGTCAGGATTTATTATCACGTTAAATTATGTTGAGCTGCCTATGGTAAAGAAATCCAATGCTTCGGCAGATATCACTTTCGTCGCTTCGATTTTTACGGGTGCACTAGCCACTTTCGGCTTGTCTACTGGTAACGGCAAGAAGACGGACAAGAAGGAACCCACAACACCAAAGAAATGAAAAAATGGATTCTTCTCTTAGCATTGTTGTCACCCGCAATAGCAAGAGCCAACACTGTAACGCCTCAGTTTACAACAGGGTCGATGCAGTCAACGACAACAACATCTCAAACAATAACAGAAGAGATAGTACACGATGTAAAAGGTGCGGCAGTAGAAACCTACACCGGCACAAACATCACAGTTGGCGGAACTGGAGGCATTGGTTCAGACAGTGCTACTTATACGCCAACAACAAACGCAACAAGTTGGGATTTATCAATAACAACAAGGGAAGCGGGAACAATAGAAACAATAACAATAGACAGAGTAATAGAAACAGAATCTACTACCAACTCTTACTCTATCTTTGCACAATAGGTACGCCTGTATTTGCTGAAGATACGAATGTTAGCAATCCTGTAGCAGCAGCAACTGGTAACGTAACCAACCAAGCTGTTCAGTTTCAGAACAACGGAGCACAAAGTAGACAATATTATGGAGGTAACATAAGCTGTAATGGTAGTACTATGACATTTCAACCTTTTTATATGGGTAATCATAGTAAACCATTTGACGAGTTTATGCAACCTTCTGGTTACACACTAGCCGAGAACTGGGGATTCCAGATTAACTTTATGGTTCCTCTAGATAAGTCAGGCTATAAACAATGTAAAGAAATGGCAGAGA